ATTACTTTAAGTAGGTGTTTATACCTAGTACCAGAAGGGTTCTTGAGCTTGGTTAATTCATCAAATACGATGCCATCAAACCCTGCTAAATCGGGCAAGGTCTGGACATTGTCGTAATTGGTTACAACGATCTGCGCTTTGGATTTGAAGGCTTCTTGACGTTGTTTAGGCGTTCCCACCGCTATTGCCATGTTCATCTTGGGAGTCCACTTAGCCAACTCTTGCGCCCATACATCTGTGCATACTCTTTTGGGCGCTAAGACTAGCCAGCGATTGACATGGTGATCGTTGTATAAGGCTTGCATAGCTGTAAGGGCAATACAGGTCTTGCCAGCGCCAACAGATGCAAGGATCATAGCCCTGTCGCGCTCGTATAGGAAATCAACGGATTGTTCTTGATAATCGCGTAGTTTCATAGCTTGATACCCGCCGCCCATTCGTTAATGGCTTCGGCGGTGTTTAGCAACACATATTGTTGCTTTAATGCAACCATTGATTCCGCAAATAACTCTTGCATAGGAGATACAAAGCCGCCTTTAGGACGCTTCAATTCCACAAACCAAGTATCACCATTAGGCAAACAAGCTATACGATCTGATACGCCGCGTTGCGTAGTGGTCTTGAATTTAAAGGTTCTACCGCCCATTATTTCCACCTGCCAGATAAAGTAATTTTCAATTTCATGTTCTTTTAATACTTTTGTTTTTCGTGTCATGCTATAAATATATCATAAAATCTGTTGCGTAACGGATTTGTTTGTGTGTATACTGGACGTTCTAAATAAATTAATGCTAAAGATAAAGGTTAAAGATCATGGCTAATCACTCATCTATCGTAGGCGGATCAACCGCTTCACGCGTTATCAACTGCCCCGCATCGGTGGCATTGGTAGCCAAGATGCCTCCCCAAAAGTCCAGCAAATACGCTGATGAAGGCACATTACTGCATAACATCATTGCAGAAGTATTAGATAAAGGCGTTACGCCCGAATCTTTACTTGGCACAAAATACAAAGCCCATACATTTACGCAAGCGCTATTAGATGAAAAGATTAAACCCGCATTAGAACGCTTTGCCGAAGTCGATCCTAATGGCGAAATGGAGTTCATGGTTGAAACCGAGGTTCACTTTGATAAGTTTCTTGATGGTGTTTTTGGTTCTGGTGACGTATTAGGGAAATTACCTAATAGGGCTGTTGTGCTTGATTGGAAGTTTGGCGCGGGTGTTATCGTTGAAGCCGAAGAAAATATGCAAGGGATGTTCTATGCGGCGGCGGCTATGCGTACACCTGAAACCAAATGGATATTTGAAGGTGTAGAAGAAGTTGAAATTATTATTATTCAGCCTCCTATGATGAAACGCTGGGTTACTACCCCTGCTCGTATCAAAGAATTTGAAATTGAATTGGCAAGTGCTGTCAAAGAATCGGCTGAAGATTCTGCTACTTTAAAGGTAGGATCACATTGCAAATGGTGTACAGCCAAACCAACTTGTCCTAAGATAACAGGCGCAGTAGATCGTGCCTTGATGGTTCAATGGAAAAACATTGACCCTGTGATGGTAGGAACTTACTTACGCAATGCCGACATTCTTGAAGGTTGGATCGCTGACCTCAGATCGTTAGCGCATCAGATGTTAGAAGAAGATATTGCCATAAAAGGTTACAAGCTGGTAGCTAAAAGGGCTACTAGACAATGGGTTAGCGAGGACAAGATGTTGCTGAAAATGGCAGAGCTTGGACTTGATCTAACTGAGCTAATAGAGGAATCTATTATTTCCCCCGCCAAAGCTGAGAAGGTGCTTAAAAAACACAAGCTCGAATTGCCAGAGGAATTAGTGGTGGCTGTTAGTTCAGGCAGTACGTTGGTTGAGGACTCTGATCCAAGACCAGCGGTATTACAAATTGGGAAGCAAATCACCGCCGCCCTTTCAAAATTAACTTAATCTCAGGAATAAAATAATGTCAAATTTAACTACATTTAAATCAGCAGGACTCCCAGCAGTACAGGACTTAGCTAAAGCACTTCGCGCTAATCTTTCCAAAACCAATGATGTTGGTGTTGTTATCGCTAAGATGGACAAGACAGGGCATTGGACTTTTGGTGCAGATCAAACAGGTGTTGAGAAGGATTCAGAATGGGCTATTAACCCTTTCTCTTTCGTTCATGGCTTTGTAGCTTGGGGAGCAGGGCAGTTACTAGGCGAAAAAATGGTTTCAGTTACACAACCATTGCCAGCATTAGAAGCCGCGCCTGATGGCGCTCCTAAAGGTTGGGAGCAACAGATTGGCTTTGCAATGAAATGTATGTCTGGGTCTGATGAAGGCTTAGAAGCACGTTTCGCAACAGCTTCTTTGGGCGGCAAACGTGCAGTACAAGAGCTAGGTACAGATGTGTCAGAGCATATTATTGCTGATCCATCTACACCAGTAGCAATTGTTAAGCTGAAAAGCTCCCATTATGTTCACGACAAGTTCGGTAAAATTTTTATCCCTGAATTTGAAATCCTTAACTGGGTGTCAATGGATGGTGGTAGCGATGAAGCCCAACCTGAGTTGGAGCTTGATGAGCCACCAATGGTTGAAGAAGTAGATGCCGCGCCAGTACGCCGCCGTAGAGCAGTTTAAGTAATATGGGGTTAGTTCGACACTATTCAGCTTGATTACACGAAGTGGAAAGACTAAAAAGACTTACTAACCCCACCTAACCTAGAGAACAAAATGAACAAAGAAAACCTATCACCAGATGATCGTAGAGCCATTAGTCAAGTCAAACTTGCATTGGTTAAAGCCGCTGGCGTAAAACTTGAAAATATCTTTCCTAGCCTTGGGGCTAAGAACGAGAAGATTCACCACACTAAAAGCCTAAGCCATACTCGTAAGGGTTCTGGTCGTAAGCATCAGCAAGGAAAGCAAATGTCTATTTTGTGGCTTGACTACGAAACAAGATCAAGATGCAATCTGCTAACGGCTGGAGCGTACAACTACGCCCAAGACCCTAGTACCGAGATCATTTGCCTTGGCTACTCTTTTGATGATGAAAGAGTAATTATGTGGACTCCAAATGAGCCGTTTCCAAAACGTGTTGCTGACCATTTCAAATCAGGTGGTCAAATCCGCGCCCACAATGCCGCTTTTGATCGCCTCATTACTTGGTATGTGCTTTGTCCTTCTTTTGATGTGCCAGAGCCAAAGCTCACAAGTTGGTACTGTACTGCGGCTCAAGCTAGAGCTAATTGTTATCCCGGTTCTTTAGAAGATGCGGGTAGATTCTCTAGCGCCATTATGAAGAAGGACTTTAAAGGTTCACAACTGGTAAGACAGTTGAGTATTCCTAGAGCAGATGGTACATTTAACTATGACCCTACCTTGCTAGGTGAAATGGCGAACTATTGTCGTCAAGACGTGAGAGCTATGCGTAATGTCAGTAAAAATATGCGCCAACTCACCGAAGAAGAATTACTTGATTACCATATCAATGAGCGCATCAATGAGCGTGGTATTCGCGTGGATGTGCCTTTAGCTAAAGCCGCTACAGCTTACGCCGCAATCGAACTACAGGACGTTGAACAGTTAGTCCAAGAGATTACCAAAGGGGCTATCACCAGCGTTAGAAGCACCAAGATGAAAAGCTGGGTATTAGAGCGAGTTGGTGAACAGGCTAAGAAGTTAATGGTTGTCGTCAAAGATGGCGAAGAAAAAATGTCTGTAGATAAGTCCGTTAGGGCTAATCTGCTCATTCTTGCTGATGAAAATGCGGATGAAGTACCCCCAGAGGTAGCAGACGTATTGCAATGCGCTTCTGACATTTGGGCATCATCAGTTGCCAAGTTTACCCGCATGGCAAAGTTAGCCGATCCAGAAGATAGCCGAGTGCGAGGTGCGTTTATCTTTAATGGTGGTAGCGCTACAGGGAGGGTAGCTTCGTATGGCTTACAGCTACAGAATATGGCTCGTAAGACAGCTAAAGACCCTGAAGCTGTGCGTAAAGCTATGCTTAACAGCGAGAGCTTAGTACCTAATTTTGGCAAAAGCGTAAGCGAAGTGCTTAAAGGCATGATTAGACCCGCATTATTACCAGCAGAAGGCAACGCTTTCGTGGTGTTAGATTGGGCGGCAATTGAAGCTAGAGTAAATCCTTGGCTATCAAAGCATCCACAAGGGCAAGAAGTATTAGACGTATTTCGTGCTGGCGAGGATATCTACGTTAAAGAAGCCGCGAAGATGTTTAAAGTTCCAGAGGACAAGGTTACGCCAGAACAAAGAACTATTGGCAAGGTAGCTATTTTAGCTTGCGGATATGGTGGCGGTGTGGGCGCGTTCTCTAACATGGGCAGAAACTACGGCATCCTTTTGCCAGAGAACGAATCCAAAGCTACAGTCAACGCATGGCGTAAGGCAAACCAATGGGCTGTCCAGTACTGGAGAGATACAGAAGAAGCCTACACCAAAGCGATGCGCTTTCCTATTAAGGATTCTTTCGTTGCTGGGCGCGTTGGATATTACTTTGACAGCGTTCATCTTTGGTATTCATTGCCATCGGGCAGACTTCTTTGCTATCCTTTTGCGCGGTTTGATGATGATGGCGGTATTAGCTATGCTAAGTCTGCTTGGAAGCCTGAAAGCGATGCTAAAGAGTGGTCAAGAGCTAGATTGTGGGCTGGGATTGCAGTAGAAAATGTTTGCCAAGCAACCGCTAATGATTTATTGCGCTATGTATTACGTCAGATAGATGATGTAGTTCTAACCGCGCATGATGAGGTGTTAATCGAGTGTAAGATAGAGGACGCGCCTGCAAGATTAGAGCAAGCAAAAGAAATTATGTGTACGCCCCCCGCGTGGTGTCAGGATTTACCCTTAGCAGTAGAAGGAAAGATATTAACGCGGTATGGGAATTAGTAAACTAATAAACCAAAAAGCTGAGAACCCCAATAAGATTCTCAGCTTTTCTAACCAGAGATCAAGCTAGAGGACAAGATAATGGCTGACAAAATAATAACACAGAATAATATGCTGACAAATACAGACTTCGTTGAGTATTTAGAAAAATTGGCAGTTGAGGGCGAAACCATGTTGATGGTTTTGCAAAAGCCAGTTACTAGGGCTGGTGAGCCAGTTCTAAATGTCGATAAGACTATTAAATATACTTGGCTACCTCATTTGCCCGAGCATTACAACGGCGTTGGTGCTTGGTATGGCAATACAGGCTCTTACATTATTGAACGCTTTGTTGATGGCAAACTATCCGCTTCAGCTTCAAACTGTGAATATGTAGCGGTTATGGTGCTAGACGATATTGGTACGAAGTCTAAGACCCCGCCACTAGAGCCTACTTGGATTATGGAAACATCCCCTGATAACTTCCAATGGGGGTATACGTTTGCTGTTGATACGATGCCTACTAAAGGTGAGTTTTGCGCGGCTATTAACGCTATTGCCAAGGCTGGATATACCGATGGTGGAGCTACTAATGCGGTTCGCAACTTTAGATTGCCCGGTTCAGTTAATCTTAAACCAAACAAGGACTCATTTCAGTCTGAACTCGTAGAGTTCCACCCAGAAAATGAGTTTAGCTTAGAGCAGATTTGCAAAGCTTTAGACGTTAAGCCCAATGAAGCAGATACAGCTTCAGTTCGTGCTATCAAGGTTGCCGATAATGGCGAGGACGACATTCTCACATGGCTATCAGACCACAACGCTATCCTTGATAGAGCCAACAACACAGGCTGGTATGGGGTGCTTTGCCCTAATGCCCAGAACCATAGCGATAACAACCCTATGGGTCGTTATCACCCTGTAACGCGTTCTTTTAAATGCTTCCATGAGCATTGCACCCATATTACATCGCAAGTGTTTCTAGATTGGGCGGCTGGTCAAGGTGCAGAACAGCATCAAGCTGGCTTGCGCCCTGAGTTATTAACTGATCTATATACCGAAGCTACTGCTTTATTGACCCCTTCTAAGATGTTTTCGTCTAATGAAGAACTCATGCGGGAGCTTGATTTAAGGGCTTTAGGGCGTATTCAAAAGGGAGATTGGCATAAGCATTTTGCCTATGTATCGGCTAATGATTCTTACTTTGACTTGGTGAACCGCAGAGAAATCTCTCGTTCTACATTTAATGCTATCTATCGTCATATCGAGTGCCGTTCTATTCATGGCAAAAAGCCACAAGTTGCCGCGTCTATTAGCTTTGATGAACGCCGTGAGTCTGTCAATGCCAAGATACTCGTTAATTTAACCTATGCCGCTGGTGAATCAGTCTATGTTGGGCGCGAAGGCGACATATATGGCAATCGTTGGGTGGACGCTAGACCTAACATTGAAGATACCAAAATAGGGGACATTAGCCTTTGGACTAATCTATTGGCGCGCTTAGTGCCATCAGAGAAAGACCGCAATCATTTGCTTAATATCATGGCATTTAAGCTCAAGAACCCCAAGATTAAGATCAACCATGCAGTTCTTCATGTGGGTGATGAGGGTTGCGGTAAGGATACGCTTTGGTCGCCGTTCATCTGGTCAGTTTGTGGCTCAAACCTAAAGAATCGTGGTTACATGGATAGCGAAACCATTGGTTCTCAATGGGGCTATGACCTTGAATCCGAGATTCTGATTATCAATGAGCTTAAAGAGCCAGATGCTTCTACTCGTAGAGCATTGGCTAACAAGCTCAAGCCAATCATTGCCGCGCCTCCTGAAATGCTTAATATTAATCGTAAGGGTTTACACCCATACCAAATGGCAAACCGCTTGTTTGTTCTTGCCTTTTCTAATGAGCAGATTCCTATTAGCTTGGCTTCACAAGATCGCCGTTGGTTCTGTATTAGCTCTGATGCACCCCGCATGAGTGATGATGAAGGCAAACAAATCTGGGATTGGTTTAATGCTGGTGGCTTTGAACAGATTACCGCGTATCTGTATCAACGTGATGTTTCTAAATTCAACCCCGGTGCTACCCCCTCCATGACAGAGTTCAAGACCAATTTGATTGAGCATGGTCGTTCTCCTGCTGAATCTTATTTGGTTGATCTGATGCGTAATCGCTTGTCCGTATTTAAAGATGGCATTTGCGGTAGCCCATTCCATGATCTATGTGAGCCAATGATGGGAGTTCAAATCCCTCATGGCGTGAAGATACCGCAAGCGGCATTACTTCATGCGTTCAAGGAAGCTGGCTGGACTGACTTAGGATTGTTGGCATCTTCGGATTACACGAATAAGAAGCATATCTTTGCTGTCCCTTCGGTGATTGAAGGCAAGTCTAAGTCAGAGCTTCGCCGTATGGTTGAGCCAAAGCTAACTGCTGTAGAGAACACCAAGCAACCCGCTACTACTGTTCTATCCTTTGACACAATCAAGAGAGCAAGATAGTATTAGCCATACCCAAGCGCTTGGGTATAGAGCTTTTGTATACCCCTAACCCAAGCGCTTGGGTTAGTGCAAAACTGGAGCGCGCAATGAATAAGCCTGTTAAGAATGATGCTGGTGGCATTAAGTACACAACCTTGTCGCAAGCGGCTAAAGCGTTAGGGCATAAAGGGGGTAAACAAACTTCTATCCCTAAAGCGGCGGCTAGAGCTAATGGTGCTTTAGGCGGTAAGCCTTCTTCTGGGCATTTTGAAGAAAAAAAATGATCCTCTTACCCTGAGAACTTTTATTTTTTTGGTTCGCGGGAATTTTTTGTGGGAAAATTTTTCTAAAAATTTCTAAAAAATCCGATTTTTTTCGATTTTTTTTATTTTTTATGTTGCAATGCAATATAGGGTAAACCCTTATAATAGTTAGGGTAAACCCTTAATATTATCTAAATATAATATTATCTGATTATCTGGCAGATTATCTGAAAATTTATTATCTGATTATCTGTCTGATTATCTATTTTTGATTATCTGATTATCTGGCGGATTATATATTGCCCTGATTATCTGATTATCTATTCCTGATTATAACCTAGAGATAATATTATATCGCATTTTTCATTCTAGTTTGTTTCTATTATCTAAGATAATATTATATTAACTTTAGGAATTGATTATCTTGATTATCTGGGGGTTATATGGCGTTTTTGCCCTTCGCAAGATAATATTATTCTAGATAATATTATATTAACTTTAGGAATTTATTATATTTGATTATCCCGATTATCTAAGGGTCTGATTATCTGGATTATCTGTTTTTGGTCTTTGCTGGGTGCGCGCTGGTTTTTGCTGGGTGTCTGGGTGCTGGGTCTGCTTGTTTTGGGTCTGGGGTCTGGAACGCGTTAAAACGCGCTCTGGGACGTTTTCGCATTTTTGGTCATAAGGGCATGACCCGCGCGCGCGCTCTAGTGATCCAGTAGATATAAGGGTCTGCAACGTATTCGGTTGCGCGCTCTGGGTCTGGGTGTCTGGGTCTGGGTTGTTTGTTAAAAAATGCGCTGTTTTTAACATACGTTTGTTATCTGGGTGCGCGGGTCGCGAGAATAACAAACAAAAAAAGACCCGCACTAGGCGGGTCTGCTGGGTTGCTGGTGGCGTTATCTAAAAACGTCTGGTAGGTAGTGCCAAAACAATATCGCGCTTAATAGCGCGCCTAACAGACACGCGCCTAGCACGTCCCAGATTGTTGGTTGTGTTTTGTTTTCCATCATGCGTCCTCGTAATTGTTTAAGGGTTTAAGCCACGCGAACGTGGCGCGCGCTTTGGCTGGGTCTGTTATCAGGTTGACGAACCATTCTTCTGATATATCGCCGTCTATTGTCATTTCGACAATCTCCGCGAACGCTTCTATCCCGTACATTTCGGCAAAATCAACGGACGCGCCTAGTGATACGCTAGACGCGCGGTCTAGTCCCATGTCAGATAAGACCATGAGATATTCCGCAACGTTGTCGTCAAAGTCCCAGCGAGTATTTCGCGCGCTGGTCTGGGTGCTGGGGGTCTTACTGTAGCTGTCGTCCCAGTTGTCCCAGCTTGGATACACTTGCGACCCAGCAAGCCCATATCCAGCGCGCCCATATCCATAACTGGGTGCGTATGTTGCGCGCTCTGGTTGCTTGCTTACTTGCTGGGTCGCCAGCTTTGCCAGCTTGTGCGCTTTGCGTCCTTGTGGCGCGCTTTTGCTGGTGCTGGTCGGCGCAGTCCACGCGTAGGTATTTGAGAGCCACAAGCCACCCCAGAATACGCCAGCGCTCTGGTTGATAGTCGCGACACGTCCCGCGTTATCCATCAGTACAAATTTGTTGCCAGACCCTATATGGTCGCCAACAATTTTAGAAAATGCTGGGTGCATAAAAAATTCAGGGTTGCCAGATAGCATGGGACGCAAGTAATCGCGTATGTAATGCCAAGTGTCCGACTTGCTAGTGTCCGCTTTGTTGCCAGTACTCAAAATGCCATTGTGCATAAGCGCGAGATCAATTCCGTGATCTGCGCGGTTTAAGACTTCGTATGGGTGGCAGTTGGTTAAGTCCGTGTCCCCGTGTGTACGCATACGCAAATGGAACGCGCAATTTTTGCCCGCTATGTGCGTGTTGTAAAACGCAACAAAATCTGCGCTAGTTTTTGGCAAAATTTTCTCCGTGATAAGACAATTGTTTTCAGAGTACATAACGCCCACGCCGTCTGAGTTGTAGCTGAAAAAGTCGGAGAGCCAATGTTCTGGCAGTACTGGCGCGGTGGTTGGTTGGTTGATTAGTAAGCACATAATTAAATCTCCTCGAGGTTGGTTGTTGGTTGGTTGTTGGTTGTTGCGCGCCGTGTATCTGTCTTAGGCTTAAAGGGTAGCGCGTATCCCCTGTCTGTCAGATATGCGCGCAGGTGGCGCGTGTCGCGTCTATTGTTTTCCAGACAAATGTATTGCAGAAAATTCTCCGTTGTGAGTTGCGTCTGGGACGTATCACGCGCAAAGAACCATGAGATGAACGCGAACTCTAAACACGCCATAATTGTGGCGTATTTGAGCGTCCCCTTAAACAGTCGGAATTCTATCGTGCGCTCATTATTAAAATTCAAGGCTTCATAACGGCTAGAGTTTAAGTTTCTAAGCGCGTTACGTTTGCGCGAGCCGTTGCGATAGTCGCGTTCGTTGTCGTCTGGTTGCGTTGCGCGTGTCTCTGGGTGCGCGGTGCGGACGGCGTCTTTGATCCATGACTTATCCACGCTCTTATCTTTGAACACGCTATAAGACGATTCCGTCCGCCTAGCTATTGTCTTAATAAGGTCGTGATTTTTTTCGTCATTGATAAACAGAACTAACTTACTGGCGTGTAGTAATGACATGCCAGCTTTGCAGACGTGGACGTGTAATCCACACGTTCTGGTGTTATGCGACTTAGCACCAAAAAATCTATTTTTGAAAAATGCTAACTGCTCCGCGTGAACGTCCAGACCTGTATATCCAGTTACCATTTCGAACCCACAATCTAGTGAGCCGTCCTGCTCGCATAACGCGTACTGTTTGCCAGCGTCCGTGTGATACCCCAGCGCGCCCAGTAGCTCGCGCGCTTTATCGTGGCGGTCGTAACCTTCGCCGATTTCCATTTCCAATTCGAGACCCAGTAAGACGCGCGTTTTCCTGTCGTCATACTTGCTGGGGATATGCCCTAAGTCGTGTTTGCTAGAGTGATATTCGCCAATGACAGAACTATTTTCGTTTTGCTCCTCGTCCTCGTCTTCGGTGTCGTCATCGCTCACAAGCATATTGCGCCTATCGCTCCAATGGTAGGAACTGTCTTTGCAATACTCGCAGACGTAGTAGTCCCCGTCATACACACTATTCAAATCACTATCTAAAAACAAATTGTCGCAGTCGTGGCACTCTGCGAACTGCTCCGAGAATAATTCGCCTAGTAAGTCCAGCCAGCGCGAACGTCCTAAGTTTAGGTGCTGGTTGATAACGTCTAGCGCGCTCTGGGGGTCGTCCTCGTGTATCGCGTCTGTTAGGTTTTTGCCTAGAATTTTCCACGCGACTTTAGCGCGTAGGTAGCGCGTAGGATTTTGCGCGCTGGACGCGCCTAGTACGCGCTCGTAACGTGTCGTGCGTCTGGTTGGTGTATGACGTTGACGGATTAGGTCGCGCTTGTCTGCGCTGGTGCTATAGCTTGAGACGTGATTCCTGATGTAGGTTTGTAAGTCCATTTTGATTTTCTCCTCTAGGTTTAATCAAATTTTGAGCGTGGATCGCCCAGACCCGATTATCAGGATTTTCTCTATCTAGGTCAAATTGTTTTAAGACAATTTGACGTAGTGCTAAAACGCTATGTCAAATTGTCAAAAATGGAGGTTGGATTGTCATTATGGGTGGGTGAAATGACTTAACAGGGAAGCCTTATAGATACAGGGTTTAGGGGGTGCGTTTAGCTAAATTGTTATGTCTTATCACCCTTTTAATAATCCAAAAATCAATATATAGGGTTGGTGTGGGTGTGCGCCAGCCGTGACGACTTTTTTGGTAATGACAATTAACAATTTGACTTAGGTTTTTAGGGGTGGATTTTGGCTGGTTTGGTGGGTGCTGGGTGCTGGTCTGGGTGCGGGTCTGGGTGTCTGGGTGCGCGCTTGTTTGCGAGTTGGTGTAGTTGTCTGGGTGTCTGGGGGTTGCGTAATGCTGGGTGCTGGTTGCGTGTTTGGTTGGTGCTGGTTGCGTTCAGGTAAATTTTATCCGCGCCTCTGGACGCACCCAGCAGACACGCACCCAGCATTATCTAAAATGCACTGATAAGACCATGACAATATCACCCAAAAACCTTGATTCTTGTTTTACATAACGTACGTTATACGCAAACCCGCTTAATGCTGGGTGCTGTCTGCATTATGTTGCGCGGATTATCTCGATTATCTCAATTATTATATATAATGCTAAGTTGTTGATTTATATAGGGATTTTTTTGCCTATTAAAAAAGAAAAAGGGGGTCATTAATATTCCCCCACCACGCAACTCCGTTAGCAAAACTCAAAAAGCTACCCGCATACAGCAAAAAAGCTAAATATAAAATCCCAAAAAAATTTTTATAAATTTCATACTGCAACACATTCTTTTACACTAAGTAAATCTTGTTTGACATAATTTGTGCTTTTTATAAAAATGCACTAATATTCACCTTATTTACGAGGAAAAAGGGAAGAATATGAAGATATTTGGGCTACCAGCCAATTTTTTCTCTATTGAAGTAAAAGTAGATCGAATTGTTGCTACTGAAGAAGAACTCGGTAAAATTTTCGATGCCTCTTTTAAAGGCATTACAGGGGACTCTCTTGCACTCGCTTCAGGCTTCATGCCTAAAGCATTTGCCGTATTGCGCGAATCGGATGAAAACGTAGCGAACGCTATTTCAATCGGGACTGCCATGAATGAGATGATGCTATCTACTGTAGCCAATGAAAAAGCAATAGATGAACGCGATTTAAAAGCGTTACAGTTTTTACTGACCCACAAACACAACTGGAAACCAGCTAGACCAGACAATGATGCAAACGGCGATGTAACCATCAACGTAAGAAATTGGCTACCTGATCCAGAAATTAATGACAACTGAAATTGGTTTTAATTTGCCCATATTGCATAAAGGGCAAGAAACACTATTCAAACAACAAAAACGTCTAAACGTAACAAGGTGCGGACGGCGTTGGGGTAAGACTCGATTTTTAGAATGGCTGGCGGCAAGAGCCGCCGCAAACGGCAAGTCTGTTGGAATCTTCGCGCCCGAACACAAACAGTTAGCAGAGCCGTGGGATCACTTGCGCGATATGCTCGACCCCATCATCAAAACGGCAAACAAGAACGAAGCCACGATGAAGCTAGTTGGCAAAGGCAAGATTGACTTTTGGACGTTAAATGATAATGAATTAGCTGGGCGCGGACGAGAATATGACTTAGTGCTGATTGATGAGGCTGGATTTACTAAGTCCCCGCAAATGAAAGATGATGTATGGTTCAAGGGAATCAAGCCGACCATGCTTACAACTCGCGGAATAGCGTGGGTGTTCAGTACGCCAAACGGCGTTGATCCAGACAACTTCTTCTATGCGGCGTGTAATGACGACAGTTTGGGATTTGCAACCTTCCATGCGCCAACCAGTACAAACCCTTATGTACCACTAGATGAGCTAGAACGCGAAAGAGTCCGCAACCACCCGATGGTGTTCCGTCAAGAGTATTTGGCTGAGTTCATTGATTGGTCAGGAATTGCGTTCTTCTCCGTAGACAAACTGCTGGTCAACCATGAGCCAATTCAGTACCCCGAAAAGTGCGATTCTGTGTTTGCCGTAATGGATTGCGCGGTAAAAGGTGGTAAAGAACATGACTCAACTGCGGTAATCTACTTTGCATACAACGAGCATTTAGGCATACCTTTAACAATTTTAGATTGGGATGCGGTCAATATTGACGGCGCTCTGTTAGAAAACTGGATTCCTAGCGTGTTTAGCCGATTGGAAGAATTGGCAAGACAATGCAAGTCGCGCAACGGCGTGACAGGTACATTTATTGAAGATACTGCCGCTGGGTCGATTTTGCTTCAACAAGGTAGAAACAGAGGATGGAACGTCCATGAGATTGATAGCAAGTTAACTCAGTCTGGCAAAGACGAACGTGCAATCAACGTGTCTGGCTATTACCATCAAGAAAAAATGAAAATTAGCGAATATGCGTTTAACAAAACCATGACGCTTAAAGGAACAGCCCGAAACCACTTATTAACCCAACTAGCAAACTTTCGGATTGGCGACAAAGAAGCTTTTAAACGTGCCGATGATCTACTTGATTGCGCTGTCTACGGATTAGCTATTGCGCTAGGGGATAAGTATGGGTTCTAATGCTATTATGGGCAAAATATATTTCTAGGGAATAATCTATGTCTGAAATAACCATATCCAATACAGGCTTACCTTCCCCGCTGATGGAGTTTCTTCAGGCGGAAGCAATAGAGCCGGGCAGTCCTGTAGGCTATCAGACTTGTAAAGCGATCTTTGAGTTTCACCCTTTAGCCGCTAAGATTATTGAAAAACCGATTGTATTAGCCCTATCCAAACCGCGCATTTTGGCAATAGACGTACACCCAAAAGATATGTTGATTAAAGCGTTCCAAGATGAATGGGACAATTTAGAAGCAACCAATATAATCCGTGACGTTACATTTTTAAAACGTGTCTATGGCGTAGCCGCCGTAATCTATGGCGCTGAAGGCGTACCTACCGATCAGCCGATTGATCCTTGGACGTTGCCTGATTTAGATATTTACTTTAATAAGCTCGATCCGTTAAACCTTGCTGGCTCAACAGTCACCAATCAAAACCCTAACGCGCCTGACTTTCAAAAGCCTAAAACGTACATTACTGCCGCGGGTCAGCCTTATCACCCATCAAGAAGCTGTATTGTGTTTAATAACACGCCAATTTACTTAGCTTATCAATCTTCTGGCTTTGGTTTTACAGGGCGTTCTGTGTTCCAACGCGCCCTATACCCCCTAAAATCCTTTGTTCAGTCTATGGTGACGGACGATTTGGTGACGTTTAAGGCTGGATTACTGGTTATTAAGCAAAAGCAATCTGGCTCAATTGTAAACCGCTTAATGCAAGTGGGCGCGGGAATTAAGCGCAGTATGCTCCAGCAAGGCACTACAGGTAACGTGCTATCTATTGATGTGGATGAGGATATTGAGTCTATTGACTTGAATAATACTGATACCGCCATGACTACGGCTAGGGACAATATCGTAGCCAATATCGCGGCGGCGACAGAAACCCCAGCCATTTTGCTTAAAGATGAGGCATTTACCAATGCGTTTGCCGAAGGTACTGAGGATTCTAAAGCGATTGCCCAGTACGTTACAGGTCTGCGTAACGATATGCGCTCCTTGTTTACGTTCTTTGACAAGATCGTGATGCACAGAGCTTGGAACAAACAGTTTTATGAGATAGTTCAAGCTAAGTACCCTGAAATGTACGCGGGAAAGACTTACGAAGAAGCTTTTTACGAATGGAAAGACGCTTTCCGTCCACTTTGGGAAAATCTGATTGAAGAAACCCCAAGCGAAAAAGTAAAAACGGAAGAAGTCAAGCTCAAAGGTATTACCGAAATGCTAAGAACTATTCTGCCTGTCATTAATCCTGAAAATAGAGCAATTGCCATTCAATGGGCGCAGGACAACCTATCTGAAATGCCTGATATGTTCAAAAGTACAATGCAACTAGATATTGATGCCATTGCAGACTATGAGCCTCCAACTCCCCTAACTGCACCGACTGAGCCACCATCTAAGGACTGATTGTGACATTCTATGAGTGCCTCACAGCCGCCATTAATGAGTTTATTATTTATGGCTTCGATAGCCAAGATAGACTCGATTATTGGGTAAAAGAGCTTAAAAAAACGGCTGTAAAATCATTAATTACACCGCAAAAGCTCCAAAACGAGCTTGAACGTGCTTTAAAAGGCGCTTTTGATCGTTTAGTAACGAAGGGCGGATTAGTCAATAAAGATGTAACAAGATTTACTGTAGCCCGATTAACACCAAAAATGCGCGCTGAATTGGATCGCCGCATCCTAGCTTCGGTCAATCTTATCAAGTTTAACCGCGAAGAGTCCATTAGCAATATGTTGCGCCGCTTCTCTGGCTGGGCAAC